CAATTGCCTGTGCAGCAGATCAATTTCTTTGAAGTCGCCGCCGCTTTTCCCCTCCTTGAGGATCAGTTGCACCAACCGCGCTTCCAGTGCCCCACCGATGCGTTCGACGTTGTCGGCTCGGTCCCACTCATCACGGGCCTTCCAGCTATGTAGCGTCTTTTCCTTTTCGCCAGTAGCCTCGGCAATCTCGCAGACGCGCCACCCCATCCAATACAGAAACTTGGATTGGCGGCGCGGATCGATGGGCAACAGTGCGGTCGTAGTCATGGCCGCGATGCTGCCGCCCATACCGACGACTCAGTAGCGCCGCCTCTTGTACCGCCCTTCCCTACAGTCCCGCCTCATTGCCGCAACTCGCGCGCGTTACGACCATGTCCCTCATCGCAGGCATTCAGCGCCCAAGCAAATAGGTTTCCCACCATGAAGAAATTCCGCAGCAACTGGTTCCGCGTCGCCGTAGAGGGCGCTACCTCGGACAAGCGCACCATCAAACGCAACTGGCTAGAACAGGCGGCGAAGAACTTCAACCCATCCACTTATGGCGCACGGATCTGGCTAGAGCATTTCCGCAGCTTGCTGCCCGACAGCCCATTCAAGGCTTACGGCGATGTATTGGCGGTGAAAACCGAAGAAGTGGACATCAACGGCCAAAAGAAACTGGCGCTGTTCGCCCAGGTCGAGCCGACGGCTGACCTGATCGCCATGAACAAAGCAAAACAGAAGATCTACACCTCAATCGAAATCGACGACAGCTTCGCCGATACCGGTGAGGCCTACATCGTGGGTCTCGGCGTGACCGATTCACCGGCCAGCCTTGGCACCGACGTCTTGTCGTTCTCGGCCCAGAAACCGGACGTCAGCCCGTTCAAGGATCGCCATTACTCCGCGACTTCGATGTTCACCGAGGCGGTCGAAACTGAACTGACATTCGAAGAGGTCGAGGAAAAGCCGAGCATCGGCGCCCAGCTTTTCAGCAAGGTGCAAAACCTGCTCAAAGGCAAACAGACCAAGGACGACAGCGAGTTTTCCCAGATCAGTGATGCCGTCGAAGCCGTCGCCGAACACGTCAAGGACCTCCCAGACCAACTGACCGCCGAGAAAAAATTCTCCGCAGGCCTGAGTACCCGACTGGATCAATTGAGCAAGAACTTCGCCGAACTGAAGAACCAGCTTTCCACCGCCCAGGATCCCAACCAGAAAACGCGCCCTCCGGTAACCGGCGGCAACAACTCGGTAGTGACTGACTGCTGAAAGTCAGCCCCGCATAACCAAGGACGAACATCATGCGCAACGACACACGCGTTCTCTTTAACGCGTACCTGCAACAGCTCGCCCAACTGCACGGCGTGAGCGACGTCACCACCAAATTCACCGCCGCGCCGAGCGTTGCCCAGACGCTGGAAACCCGTATTCAGGAATCAAGTGCGTTCCTCAGTTCGATCAACATCTACGGCGTATCCGAGCAGTCCGGCGAGAAGATCGGCATAGGTGTCGACGGCACCATTGCCAGCACCACCGATACCACCGTCAAGGATCGCGAACCCCGCGACCCGAGCAGCGTGGACAACCGTGGGTACACCTGCACTCAGACGAACTTCGACACTGGCCTGCGTTACCAGAAGCTGGATCAGTGGGCTAAGTTCAAAGACTTCCAGGCGCGTATCCGCGACGCGATCATCAAAGCCCAGGCACTCAACCGGATCATGATCGGCTGGAACGGCACCAGCCGTGCCGCCACGTCGAACCCGGCCACCAACCCGCTGTTGCAGGACGTCAACATCGGCTGGCTGCAAAAAATGCGCGTAGAAAACGAAGCCCGCGTCATGGCCGAAGTTGTGGCAGGCAGTGGCAAGATCGAGATCGGCGCCGGCAAGGACTTCGAAAACATCGACGCCTTGGTTGTCAGCATGGTCAACGAGTTCATCGACCCTTGGTATCAGGAAGACACCGATCTGGTGGTCATCTGCGGTCGTCAGCTGTTGGCCGACAAATACTTCCCGATCATCAACAAAACCCAAGCACCGACCGAAATGCTCGCTGCTGACATCGTCACCAGCCAAAAGCGCTTGGGCAATCTGCCGGCTGTGCGCGTACCACACTTCCCGGCCAACGGCCTGCTCGTGACTCGCCTCGACAACCTGTCGATCTACTGGCAAGAAGGCACCCGCCGCCGCACCGTCGTCGACAACGCCAAACGCGACCGCATCGAGAACTTCGAATCGGTTAACGAAAGCTACGTGATCGAAGACCTTGGCTGCGCAGCCATGGCTGAAAACATCACCCTGAGCTGAGGCGGACACCATGACCAATCCTTGCCGTCGCCATTTTGTTCGTGTCAGTGCCGCCATCGAAGCGGCAGCAGCCAATCCCACTCAAACCATGGCCGGCGCCACGGCCTACGAACATCAGCTCAATCAACTGCTGCAAGACCGTCTGCGCCTGAAACAGGTGCAATCCAATCAGGGAAAAGCGGAACTCAAGCGTCAGTTGCTGCCCGATTACATCCCCTACGTGCAAGGCGTGCTCGAGGGCGGCAAAGGCGCACAGGATGAAGTGCTGACCACCATCATGGTCTGGCGCATCGACGCCGAGGACTTCAGCGGCGCCCTCGACATTGCCGACTACGTGCTCAAACACAAATTGATCATGCCTGACCGGTTCGAACGCACCACCGGCTGCCTGGTCGCGGAAGAAGTTGCCACCGTCGCGCTCAAGGCGCTGAAAGTAGGCGAACCGTTTGAGCTGGCGATTCTGCAACGCACCGCCGAACTGACCGACGCCGAAGACATGCCCGATCAGGCCCGCGCAAAGCTGTTCCTCGCCATGGGCCGCGTAACACTGGAAGGCATCACCGACGAGCGCCCTGGCCAACCCGGTCAGGTGCAAGCCGGCATCGCCTTATTGAAAAAAGCCATCGACCTGCACGACGCCTGCGGTGGCAAAAAGGATCTGGAGCGGGCCGAACGCCTGCTCAACAAACTCACTGCCGCTGGCAGCTAACCGAGCGTCCCCACGCACCCCGCCGGCTCGGGGCGGATCGGCCAGGCCGCTCCTCCTGAACGTGAAGCCCCGACCACCGGCGACCTACAACAGAGCGCAGATTCATGAGCGGATTCGTAGCGGGCGGCACCGGTGCCCCGGCCCCGAGCGGCCACATCAACACCGACCCCTTCTGGCCATCGATCGACCTCGACGACGTGCGCGGCACTTTGCGCATCGACTCCAGCGTCACGCCGATCCGACTAGAAACCGCGACCATCGCCGCCGCCATCAGCGTGAACCGCGAGTTCGCCACTTGGCGCCGCACAAAACAGGCCGAAGGCTACGCCACCCTCGCGGACGTACCGGCCGAGCAAATTGAGGACAAATCTGAACTCGTCCACCTCTACCAACGGGCGATCTACGCCGCGACCGGCGCGGAGATTTGCGAGCGCTACCGCTCCTACGACAGCACCAACAGCGGCAACCAGAACGCCGAAGAACTGACCCCAAGCATCGACGAACTGCGCCGCGACCAACGCTGGGCCGTGCGCGACTTCCTCGGCCTCGGCCGCACCACCGTGGAGTTGATCTGATGGCCGTCAGCATCCGCGCCCAGCAAAACGACACCGTCGATGCCCTGTGCTGGCGTCACTACGGCCGCACCGCCGGTGTCACCGAAGCAGTACTCGAAGCCAACCCCGGCCTTGCCGACCACGGCCCGACCTTGCCGCAAGGCCTCCTGGTGCAAATGCCAGAAGCCCAAGCCGCCGCCCCGCAACGGCAGATGGTGAACCTATGGGACTGAACCGCCCGCACCGCGCCCTTGAACCCAACCACTCTGGATCATGGAATGAAACGCATGCCTGACCGTCCCGACACCTGGGCCTGGCTCGCCGCCTGGCTCGAACAGAACTGGCCCGCAATCTACTCCGGCCTGCTGGCTGTGGTCATCGCAAGCCTTCGCGTGATCTATGGCGGCGGCACCGTGCGCCGGATGATGATTGAGGCTCCTCTTTGCGGCGCACTCGCGCTTTCCGCCAGTCATGGGCTTTCGCTGCTGGGGATTCCCATTTCTGCCGCGCCTTTTTTCGGGGGCGTTATCGGCCTTCTCGGCGTTGAAGGCACCCGTGCTGCAGCCAAGAAGTTTTTCAACCGCAAGGTCTAGCGGACATGATTTACCAACACCAACAGGTCCGCCAATGAACAAGCCCGACAGCCTGAAAGCCCACCTACTCGCCACCGTGGCCGAACTCAAGCACAACCCCGAT